CTCAAATGAGACTGCAGGACAGTTACGGTAAGTCCAGCGCGTGGTCTATAGGGAAGACACCTAGTGTCCCATGGTTTTGGGAGCTGCTCAATGGTGAAAAGACCCTGACCGATTCTTTAAGCGCTATTTACGGCAACTGGTTTGGTAGTGCGACAGGTGTAGGTCCTGTTAAAGCTTAGCGGTGCCCTGAGTTGAAAACCCGAATCTGTAATCTTGCCCATGGGTATTTACAGGAGAGGGCTGACACCTTAGGGAACTGTGAAACGCACATGTATGCTGAGTGTGGCATAGGCAACAGCTATGCCTACACCAACCCATGCATTCACAATGAGCGTGATGGGCTCGAGTCCCGCCACAAGTTGGCAATCCCATTTCCGATGGCTGAAGGTAATGCTGCTACTCGCAGCAGGAGACTTTTTGAATCGAGGATACAAAGCTTCGCGGAGAAGTTCAGGTCCTTTGGAATAGCGAAAATGTCCATGAGCGAGTATGTGGAGAAATACACTGGCCAAATGAAGACGCGTTATGCACATGCTTTAAAAACATATGAAGAACGTGGCTGGGATTTGAAGGATTCGAGAATCAGCTCATTCGTGAAGATGGAGAGGGTGCTCAACTATGTCAGCGATTACCAACTCCCCGGTGCTCGAAAGGTCGACCCACGTCTGATCCACCCGAGAACGCCCCTTTACAACCTGTGTTTGGGTGTCTACCTAAAGCCTTTAGAACAGCAGCTTAAGCGGTTCAGAAGGTTCGGGTTGCGAACCCAGGTTAAGGGGTGTAGTCTTGAACAGCGTGCAGAGATATTAGAGCGCCACCTTGCCCGAGCAGGAGAAGACTGTTTGATATACAAGGTTGATTCTAGTCGGTGGGACGGCCATGTCAACAAGTATACTTTACAACAGGAACATAGGGTTTATAAAACTGTATACCAAGGAGACAGGAACATGGTTGACCTCCTCAACTGTCAGTACAGATCTGTGTGCAGAAGCGTAAACGGAATACGATACACCTTGGAGAGTAGATGCTCTGGTGATGTTAACACATCATTAGGCAACCACATACTCAACATGTGTATGATAGAGTCCTATATGCTCGACAAGGTGGGCAATAACCGGCATTGGAGTTATGTATGTGATGGAGACGATGCCCTTATTTTTGTAAGGAAGGGAACCCCAATGAACGTAGAAGGCTTCTCAGAACACTTTCGTGCTTTCGGGCAGAAGGTGGTTTGTGAGGGACCCGTACCTTTGAGGGAGTTGGAGTTTTGCAGAAGTAAATTATATCGTGGACCAAAAGGGTCAACATTGGTCAGGGATCCCCGTAGGGTACTGGGTGGGATGTTAACAGTATTCAAGCACCTGAACAATCTTCCATCATATTATAAACAAATCGCACTTGGGGAAACCCATGTTAGTGCAGGTGTACCGATAGTGCAAGAATTTGCGCATTATGTTCTTAATAATACTGACCGCTACGCG